ACGACTTCTCCCAGGATGTGCTTGTCGAGCGTGAGCTCGGCGACCAGACGCTTCAGCCTGGCGTTCTCGTCACGCAGCTGACGCATCTCCCGGATCTCGGTCATGCCAAGCTTGCCGTACTTCTTTTCCACAGGTAGAAGCTCGCCTCGCTCACACCCAGCTGCCGACATACGTCGACCACGGGCGTTCCGCCCTCAGCTTGGCGCAGCGCGTAGGTGATCTGCTCTTCCGTAAACCGCTTGCCCTTCATGCTCTTCGTCTCCTCTGGTGGGAAACCTCAGAGCCAGCTTAGTCCAACTCCAAACTGTCCGGAATTAGGGGACGACGTCAGCACGTGTAAGCCGCGAAACGCTTCCCCTACTCAGAAGACGGGGGACGCCGCAGCGACGGCACCTTTTGCCGCAGCGGTCGACCCGGCAGCACCTCATCAGCCATCATCTCTGCGGTCTCGGCCATGCGCCGAAAGCCACAGTAGGCGGAGAATCAGCGCTTCTTGCGCCTGAATGTAAACAGCTATTCGACGTGACAGTCCTTGCAGCGCAGGCGCCGGAAGCGCTCTTCAGGACCGCGCTCGTGGCCGGGCCCGTCGGGGATCTGGAGGTGCTGACACGGGCGCGCGCCAAAAGACAGCGAGAATCCCAAAAGCGCATGAGTGACTCCAAATGGGCTGACACTCACCCGCATCAGACCGATTTCTCGAGCCGTACGCTCAGATACCCGAACCGCTCGACAGACCTAAGGAGAGCAATCGCTATAAAGCGCAAGAATCCACCAAAAGAACACCAGACACAAACCGATCGCACCAGCCAACATCGCGCGTCGCAACCAACCATACTTGTAGGCACAGACACGTGACAGGTTGAACGAGTGACTCAAACGTTGCGCCAGCATACGTCGGTCATCTAACTGCCGAACACGTTGCAAGAACTCGCCTGCGGACGACAAGTCGGCGACAGATTTCCAAAATACCGCGTCGTCGCCACCTTGTGGTGTGCGAGGCACAATGACGAGAAAGCTCATCAGCGCTGAGCCCACCAAGAGCAAGAAACCTCCCATCGCAACCGACACGACCGCCCAATGCGGCTCCAACTTCGCCGCATCCGCGAACTCGGTCGAGTTTAACAGGTAAGCGATCACGCCCGCCGCAACCGCAAACACCGCACCCGCTTTCGCGTCCGCAAGTTGGATGTAGCCCGTGATGTACGACGAGTGAAAATCAGCAAAGCGAAGGCCACGCTCTATTTCGCCCGCGTGACCGCCATCATCGGGTGCGATGTCGCCTAGATCCGGCACCTGAGGACCGCCTAGCGTGCCAGGTGGCGACTCAACGAAAACTGGACGACTGGTTGCGCTTGCTGATGCAATGTTGGCGTCAGAGTTTTTCATGGCTTGGGCTCTGTCCAACGGCCGTCAAATGTGTAACAGGGGTACTCGCGACCATCCAGCGTGTAGTGAAATCCGGTCGGCTCCTGCCGACGGATAGAGTGGTTCAGTTGCCAGGCGAGAGGGATGGTGTTGTGGACGCTTTCGCCGATGACAATCTGATTGTGGTCCGCGACATTCAACATCTTGCATGCGATGTTGGCTGTGGCCCCAATCGCGACAAAGCCATGGAACCGCCGCGCAGCGCCAACATCGGCAATTGTAATGCTGCCGTGGTCAATACATATGCGAAAGTCTACCTTTGGAATTAGCGTTGCAGATATGACAGGATTCAGAAGGAAGTCGGCCGAATAGAAAATGGTCATGGCCGCTGCTACAGCCCGTTGTGACTCGTGGGACTTTTCAGACGCGTCCGCAGGGAAATATGCCATCAAGCCGTCGCCGGTGTTCTTCTCGACCTGCCCGCCGTAGTCCTCAATAATTTTTACAATCTCAGAGAAGAAAAATGCCAGAACGCGAAGAAGGCTTTCCTGCTCCATTTTGCTTTCGGAACGCCGCTCGCTGAATCCACAGATGTCGAGAAACAGGACGGCCGCTTGTATGCGTCGACCGACGCCGATAACGAGGTCTCCGTCTTCGGGCAGGACGCGACCATCCGTTACGGTCATTTCTCGGCTCGCGATCGTGGCGCGTACCGTCTCAACCCGGTTCCGTTGCTGGTCGAAGTAGGCCTTTGAAAGTCGATCGGCACTCTGAGAGGGCATTAGGAAATCCGATAGGTCTTATAGCCCGGTATCCCTACGGATTCGCCGTCAAAGGTAACCTCTTCAGCGCGTTCGAGCCACTGAACGTGGATGAGCTCGTAGAGATTGCGGCCAATGAGGAATTCTCCGCTGCCCGCAGACTCCTCAATTTTCACCGCTAGATTGAGTGCGTTGCTTGCTACCTCCCTCGTTGTAAAGCCTGTCAATGGAACGCATAAACTGCGGATCTGTGCGGTTCCACAATCTCCGCCGACTCGCACCTGAATCTCGGGCAGCCCCGCGTCAATGAGGGCAGGATTTATTGAGTCACGAAGTACACGTTGTAGCGTAAGGCCCATATCGATGGCTCTGTCACACTGCTGTGCGAACGCTGGATGGTCGAGATAAGCGATGAAGCCATCGCCGGTGGTCTTGAGTATGGTGCCACCAAATTGGCCAACGACAGTTCCCAACTCGCGCAAGAAAATTGCATAGGCGTTTTCGAAACCAGTCGGGTTTCCTCTCCTCAGAGCCGTGGCCCCGCAAATATCCACCGACAAAAAAACAAGCCATTTGGTGTCTGCATTCAATAGGCGATGTTTCGCAGCCTCTTCGTCCGGCGGACGATACCCTCCGTCACGCAGTTCGGCCATGAGAGCCCGCTTGCGCGCTGTGGCATAGTCTGGCGCAGACCGAATACTGGTCGTCAAGTAATGCAGCGGCATCCCCGCCGTTTGCGCGCCGCAGCTTGGCATCATCTCGCGCTCGTCGATCGCGTGATTAAGGTACCTGTCGCGATAGACCACCTTACCGCCTGCCTCTTGTCGGACGTACCGACGAGGATCCGGCACAATTCGAAACTGGATCGTCCTGCCGCCTTCTTCGGCGTGCAGCTCCTCGATCTTGAAATCCATCCGAACACGGTAGCGGTCATCGCTGTCCTTTTCTTGCCAATCGACCATACGTCGCAGCGCCTCGAAGATAACCTAGCCATTGCTAGGCGTTGCCAACATAAAGCGGCTATCGAGCATAGGAATCTCAAAAGCCCTCAGCAAGACCTGTAGACACCCGGGAACCCAGACGCTACGTTTGCGCGGCATCAAGAATGTCATGGTTGGGCTAGTTAGGCGACCGTGTAGCCCGGCGGGCGGTCGCCTAACCCTGAATCCGCGGCCCGCCCCGGTATGCTACCGCCGCAACCGCCCTCGCCTGCCGCCGATCAGCATACCGCCGTGTACCACTCCTGCCCAGTCGGGTTACTTGCCAGCCACTCGGCCCTTCACTGTGTATCCGACAGCGATGCCGCCCATCCTCACCATCACCGCGCCACGTCGTACTCCTGCAGTGTCGCTTTGCCAGGATTCCCATCGATGGATTCACGTCCTGTTTCACCACGCGCACCGAACGCGCAGTCAAGACCTGAGCTAACTATTCCGTCGCAGAACTACGTCGATTGCCCTGCGCGGCCACCCCTACCGCCCATGCCCGGCTCACCCCCATCACCCGGCGAAACCCTGGTACCCCCGCGGATGTCCAAGTACGCGCATTGGAAATGATCCGCCGCCGATGGCCACGCGATGATGATGGGATTGGGCGCATTGCCCCCTCGCCCGGCATCGCCACCGTGACCTGACCCCCTTTTTAGTACCGGGGGTTAGTTCCTAAAGTCCTTGTTGGTGAACATACCTCAAGCGAAAGCTTCGTGCTTTGCATGCCCGGCATGCCGGGCACGCCAGGCTGCGGCGAGCTCGGCGCGGGTCTGGTAGCCGAGCGCGCTTTGCGGCCTTCGCTGGTTGTAGTCGGCGCACTATGCCCCGATGATCTCGCGGGCTTCGGCGAGCCTACTTTGCACGAACGAGGGAGGCTGTTCTAGGGTCATATACATACTGCAGTATCGACCCATCCCGAATTCTCTGCACTGCTTCATCTATCACGGCAAGAGGAACGATAAACCATTCGCGCGGCTCTACCGGATTTCCAAAGCGGTCCTTGATGGTCACATCCAACCGGGCGTTTTCAAACAGCTTGTGAAACAGCTTTTCCATCTTTGTGCGATTCAACCCAGCCAATTGGTAGGCCTGAACGATCTCCACCTTCGCAAGCAGATAAGTCGCCTCTTTCTCGGCATTTGCAATTCGGGTCTCGACCTTTCCACCGGTCACACCGATCTTGTGGAGGACCTCCCGGTGCTGAGCCACATAGGGGTCGTCCGACAAACTACGAAGTACATAGATCGTGCCGCTCTCAACGTCACCCTCGTCCCAGGAGTCCCCGAGCGCCATCTGTCCACTCTTCGATGATTCGAGTCGGCGCGCAGCCGGGTCCTCGTAGAACGCTCGCTGGAGCGAACGTAGCAAGAGGTTGCTTTCGGTGCCATTGGAGTAGATGACCCGCAGGCGGGCATCAACTTCTCCCCCTGTCTTCTTGAAGGGTTCGCCTACCTCGGCCACATAGGCAAACAATCCATCCAAGACGAATAGATCGCCGGCGGCAATTGAGCGATTCTCTGCCGATATAGGCTTGCTCTGCACTAACCCTGTCTTCAGCTCACGAGCAGCGCCGTCGAGCAGAGGTTTGAAGCTTTCGAAATCAACGCAGGGGGTGCGGTTGGCCCATTCGTCCGCCACCCGTTTTTCAGCAGCCGAGCGCACGTGGTGCAACTGGGTGAGGGACCCGCCAGCCGGGACCACGCCAAGCTCGGCCAACAGGGCGTCGTCGTCCATCGGCGGTGGGGCAGGAGGGGCCCCAGATGTCAGCAAGCCTTGGCGATCGAGCGGCTTGAGCAACGCAAGCGCATCGGACAACTGACAAAGGCGGCCGAGCCGAACAGCATAGAGCCGCTCGAAAATATCTCGCTCCTCGCCGTGCCGGGGCGCATGCCCATGCTCGTCGACGAAACGCTGTATCTCCTCAAAGCCGGCCAGCATGCGTTCCTCGCGAGGCGTGTGGGCCAAACTGGTCTCCCCATCGACCTCGACACCTAACGCACTCAGCAGCGCATCGTCGTCATCTGTGAACTTAGCCACGAGCTGCCTCGGCCTTCATGCGAGCGAGGAATGCTACGCCCTCGGCCATGCGCTTCTCCCACGCATCGGCAGCAGTAATTGAAGGCAAACGCCCCCGCTCCTGCTTGAATTGCAGCGCTCGACGGGCCAAGTCGCGGGCCTCGTCGAACGTCATACTGACGCGCCGAGCTGATATGGCGTCTTGGATCTTGCGCAGGTTCTCCGGATCCATGGCCTTGGCGATGATCGCGTAGGCCTCCCCGAACGGGTTGATGCGGTCGATCAGATCGATGTCGAGTTCGCGAACATCCATGGCGAACTTGCGAACACCGTCGATCAGTGCCGTGTTTGCCTTAAGCTCGTAGACACCGGCGCCCTCGGCGACCGCCATTTGCTTGCCCTTCTGGGCCATCGTCATGGCCGCAATGGCGTGCTGACGTACGGCCTCCTGGTCCTCGTCGACCAGAGCGGGATATTTGTCCTTGATGATCTTTCCCAAGCGCACCTGCGTGATTTCTTCGGGAATAAGTTCCTGGTCGAAAAGCCCGCGCTCGATGGAAATCTTGTCCTGTACCAGTGCGGCAACCACCTCATTAAGATCCTCTCGGCAGATGCGCTGTGCCTCGAGGCTCTTGGGTGCAACGAGTCCCTTGATCTCGATCTCAAACTGCCCGGACTGCGGATTGAAGCCCACGTTGCATTCTTCTGGCTTGTAACCTTCGGCGCCGTAGTCAAAGCCATCCGTAGGACCGCTGCCGGCGACCTTTGGCTTGAAGTCGAAGCGCGGCGCCAACACCTGTTCCATGAGCAGACTTGCCGCGATGGCCTTGAGGGTGTCGTTCACGGCCTCGGTGACCGCCTCAGAGGCGGCATCCGGCTCGGCGATCAAATTGGTGAATCGCGCACGGGTCTTGCCCGGCGCATCGCGGGTGGCCCTGCCGACAATCTGCACGATCTCGGTAAGGCTGGCGCGGTACCCGATTGTCAGCGCGTGCTCACACCAGATCCAGTCGAAGCCTTCCTTCGCCATCCCGAGAGCAATGATGATGTCGATGTAATCGCGGTTGTTCTTCTGGCTAGGATCCTTGAGGGCAAACGCCACCCTATCGCGGGTCGCCGCATCGTCATCTACGAGGTCCGCGATGCGCAGCACGCACCCGTCAGGCCGCCTGACAAGCTGGAAGCCGGTCACCGGGTCGGCGCCCTGCCACTCGCCTAGAGCTTCAAGAATGTGCTCGACTTCCTTGATCTTGTCTTTGGTGCTCTCGCGAGAGTTCACATTAGGGATGTGAATGATCGTCTTCTCTATAGGATCGAGCACCTTGAGAATGTCGTCAGCGTAGGATCCGGTGTAGAAGTAATAGCTAATGTCCAGCTGTTTGAGGAATTCATAGCCGTTCATCTGCTCGTAGTAGGTGTAAGTCACGGTATTGAACCGTTCCTCATCTTCTGGCGAGAGCACCGCCTCAGCATCACCGCGAAAATAGGAACCCGTCATGGCGACGATATGTGTCTTGTCGCGGGCAATCAGTTCACCAAGTTGCTTGCCAAGCACGTTGTCTTCCGCGACCGAGACATGGTGAAACTCATCCACTGCGACCAGACGGTTGTCGAAGGCCTCAATTCCAAAGCGCTCGATGGCGAAGCGAAACGTGGCATGGGTGCAAACAAGTACCTTGTCCGCGCTCTCAAGGAATTTCTTAACCGCGGCGACTTTACCGCCATCCTCACCCGGTGCGTTGCACAGGTTCCAACGCGACTCCACCTGCCAGTCCGCCCAGAATCCGAATTTCGTAAGAGGCTCGCTATTAAAGCTGGCACCGATTGATCGTTCGGGCACGACAATCAGGGCCTGGGCAATGCCCTGGTTATACAGCTTGTCAAGCGCAATGAACATCAGCGCCCTGCTCTTGCCCGAGGCTGGCGGCGACTTGATCAGAAGGTACTGCTCTCCGCGCCGCTCATAGGCCCGTTCCTGCATAGGCCGCATGCCAAGTGCATTTACCTTCGCAGTCGTGTTGTTATGCGCATAAGCGACAGAAATAGCCGGAATGGCCTTCACTTCGCCAGTCACGTGTGACTCCTCATACTGCCGGCAGGCGTAGTAGCCATCTTGGTGTATAGCTCGAAGAGTTTCTCGAGCCGCTCAGTGTCGTGGCGGAAACGCCGACCGATGTAGATGCGCTCGAGTACTTCGTCGTTCTGTTCGTGAGCTTCGCGCAGATTGGCGGGCATAGCCTCAGGATCGTATAGGTCTGCAATCGTTGCCGGGTAGTGGGCTTCGCGCGCCAGCAATATGTCTTCCGCGCAGCGGGTAAGGTCTCTCTTATTCTTTTCGGTGAGCGTTGGGATCGGAAAAGTGTTCCAGCCCAGAGTATTTGAATACGAAAAGTCCGTACGCATACGTACGCATACCGTCGCGATCCAGACCCAGTGAAGGCGCGATGCGATTAGGGACAGGTTCCATACGGGCGCATCATAAAGGGCAAAGTTTCTATCGCCTATTACCGCATGATTACTCATCAGACTAACCGGTAGATATGGGCGATTCTCGGAGCTCACGCGGGGAGTGACAATCACGCTTCTATCTGCAAGGCGCGGTGTTTTGAACTGATGCGGCCGTTTAGCAAGGCTGCGCGCATAAGCGTCCCGGCTCTGCAGTCGTGCGCGCCGGACATCCTCAATTTTTTTCGCAAGTACCGGCTCGCGCTTGGCGATACCAAGATCTGCATCAGTAATCCAGATGCAGTAACGTGTTTCACCATTTATGAGTTCTTTTGAGCCGTAGAACTGCTTCATAAAACGAGTTCGTATCTCATGCGGCAGCGCTAAGGATTCAAGCTCGGGGGCTGATAGTGTCAGATGCCCTCCATCATCAGCCTTGTTGCCGAAGTCCATGGCACTTAATTCAGTCATCGGCTGCATCGCCTTCTCGACAATTACATTCGGACCGGCAACGAGATACGCATTTATATTACTGGTGACTTTCGACGCCAACCCCCCGTCTTCGAGGACGGTGTATAGCTTACGAGACGACTCTGGCCGCTTAGAAAGCCCAACGATTACAACGGTCACGCCGGCCTTATGGCTGGCTAGGTTCGACCATTTGAAGGATGTATACGCGAAAGAGATGGAATTCCCTGTTTTCGAAATTAGTGGCCAAAGGAAGGGGACTTGTTGTCCTTGGCAAATAGAGTTCGTTGATACAAATGCAGCTGTAGAATTCGTCGTAGTCGCATAGTCGGCGGCCTTCATAAACCATCCGGACACGTAATCAAGGGACTTCCATGTCTTCGTGCGATTAGCAAAGACTGCTTGCAGGTCAGCCTTCTGAAGGTCGTTCTGCCATGTTGAGCCCAAGTACGGGGGATTCCCGCAAATATATGTCTCGCCGCCCTCGTTCTCGAAGTCGATCTCGGGTTGCTCTAGCGGCGTTTCGAAAAGATCATCTGCTAGAAATTTAACGCCAGCACCCGTCGGCGGACAGATAGACAGCCAATCCAGTCGAAGCGCATTTCCGCAAGTGATCCAATTATTCGCCTCAAGCGGTAGGAACTCCGCTAGCGCCAGCTTGTTCCCGCGGTAGAGCATGTCACATTGGTACTCCGCGATAATCAGAGCGAGGCGCGCAATCTCACAGGGGAAGTCTCGGAGCTCGATTCCGCGGTAATTGGTGAGGGGGATGTCGCTCGCTCGGTTCGCTTCGTTGCGCCGTTTATTGACCTCGGCCTCGATAGCCCGCATCTCCTTGTAGGCAATCACTAGGAAGTTGCCGGAGCCACACGCCGGATCGAACACTCTTATTTTTGATATGCGCTTGCGAAGATTCAGTAGCGCACGGGCGTTATCACCAGCCTCTTCAAGCTGTTTCCGAAGGTCATCAAGGAACAAAGGATTCAGTACTTTTAGAATGTTGGGAACGCTTGTGTAGTGCATACCAAGCGCACCACGTTCGTCGTCGTCTGCCACCGCCTGAATCATAGAACCGAAGATGTCAGGGTTGATGCGCTGCCAGTCGAGACCGCCAATATGCATGAGATAGGAACGTGCTAGTTTGGTGAAATACGGCACCTCAATGCTGCCGGCGAAAAGCCCGCCGTTCACATACGGGAAGTTCTCGGCCCAGCGCGGCAAACCAACAGTAGAGCGTTCGGCCTGCTTCGTGTTCATGGACAGGAAGAGCTTGCCTATCACCTCATGTGTATCGGAGGAATCCCGTGCGCTCATCGTCTCAACGGTCGACGTGAACAGCGCGCCCTGTGGGCCGTGCGGGAAGATGTCGGTGTCTTCGGCAAAGAAGCAGAAAATGAGTCGCGCCATGAAATGATTCATGTCACGGCGGCGCGCTTCGCTGCTCCACTCGGGGTTGGTCTTGAGCAGTTCGACGTAGAGCCTATTCAGACGGCTGGTCGCCCTGATGTCGAAGGCGTTCTCGGTAATCTGCCGAACGGTGCTGATGCCCGCCAGAGGCAGGAAAAAGCCGAAGTGATTCGGGAAGTCGCGATAGCCGCAGGCAAATGTCTCGCCGGAATTCAAATCCTCGGCCTCGAATGTCTCTCCATCGGTTGCCAAAATGAACTTGGCCTTGCCCTTGGTGGTGGCCGGACTGGCCCTCAGGCGGGTGAGCGTTTGGGTTACTTCGCCTGTTGGCGCGACCGCCAAGTGGATATTGTTGGTCTGCAGCACCCCGCCCATGTCCGACTTGTTGGATTCGCCTTTCCGCAGGCGCTGGACAGTCGTCTCCTTGTTCCCGAAAGCTTTCAGGAAGGCGAATGGGAATTCAGCTGGATCAAACGGCGACTCGGCTAGAGCAGAGACTGCTTCTTCGATTTCGACTGCGTTCACTATTCACCAGATCCGAGACTCTGTGTCGGAGCGATAGTCTAGTAGCGACACACCATTCGTCCACATTCCAGCGCTAGGCGCTTCAGGGGACTCCTAATAGATTTTTTTGGGGGGGGCCCGGGGGTAGGGAGCCGAGGGGGAGGTATGCGATTAGAGCTAGCAGGAGATGTCTAGCCCCCTGGGTCGAGTTGGATGTCTACCGCAGACCGCCAACGACGCAGGGATTGATATGTGGCTTGGTACGCAAAAACCAGATTTCCATCTATATCTCTGATTTTATTCAAAGTTTGGCGGAGAGAGTGGGATTCGAACCCACGAACACCTTGCGATGTTACTTGACTTCCAATCAAGCGCCTTCGACCGCTCGGCCATCTCTCCGGCGGGGCGGATGATATCAATT